GGGAGTAAAAATTTTTAGAGATAGCACGCAAATATATATTGTAAATCCTGATAGTGCTTCTCTTGGTCTTTATGATGATAATGGAGGTGATAGTTCATCAAAAATTATGGGTCAAATGTTTAATTTTACATATTTAGATAGCCCTTCATCTACTTCAGCTCTAACATATAAAACACAAATGAGAGCAACAAGTTCAACTTTAAATGGTTGGAACGCACAAGGTGGAGGTTTTTATAGTTATATTACAATGATGGAAATATTAGCATGACTTGGGAAATAAAAATGGAAAAAGCAATACATATTATTGATGTTGATGCTTCTTACGTGGCTTCAGGAAATTCTTTTGAGGATTGTGAAATTACATGGACTAATGGAACTACTCCGATTTCTAAAGAAGACATAAAAGTTGAGATGGATAAGCTGTAAATGACTTTTGGCGCTGCATCATTCGGTGAGCGTGCCTTTTCCGAGGACGTCGATCAAAATGCCGTAGTAGCAGCAACTGGACAACAATTAACTTCTAGTTTAGGAACAGTCACAGTAACAGCTGGTGTATTAGTACAACCAACTGGTGTTTCTTTCACAGCCCAGGTTGGCTCAGTAACAGTTGTAGCTGACGCTTTAGTTGTACCTTCAGGTTTAGAGGCTCTTATGGGCCTTGGCACTGTAACAGTTGTAGCTGAAACATTTGTAGATCCAACAGGAATACAAATAACATCATCGCTTGGTACAGTAACAGTAAGTGGTTCTGCACTCGTACAACCAACAGGTGTACCTGCAACATTAACTGTAGGTGATGTAACAGTTGCAGCTTCTGCTGTCGTTGCACCAACAGGTGTGTCCTCGACATTTGCTGTTGGAAGTGTTACATTAGAGTCAAGATATTTTCCTGCTGGTGTGCAGGCAACATTTGGTTTAGGAACGGTTACTGTAGCAGCTTCTGCTCTTGTAATTCCAACAGGTGTTAGCATTGCAGCACAAGTAGGAGATCCAAAACTAACAATCTGGAATGGTGTAGACGATTCTAGTGGTAATTCATGGACTGTCGTTCCAACAGGATAAGGAGATAATATGGCTGATTCGACAATATTAAATTTAGACCTCCAGACCACTGGTGCAAACGCTGGTACATGGGGATCTAAAACAAACGATAACTTAGAAAAAATAGAAAATGCAATTAAAGGATACGCAAGTGTTGCAATTACTGGTACATCACAAGCATTAACTGTTGCTAGTGGTGGCACAGGAGATCAACAAAGTAGAGCAGTTCTTAATTTGACAGGAACACTTGCAGGTTCTACTGCATTAACATGTGAAGCAAATCCTAATTGGTATATAATAAAAGATGCTACAACAAGAGCTGGACACGCGTTGACATTTGGACCATCAGGTGGTTCTGCTGTCACACTTACGTCTGGTGCAATACATTTAATTTATACTGACGGTACATCAGCATTTCAAATACCAGAAAATTTAGCTAACATGGCACTATCAGGTACACTCACTGTTACAGGTGATGTATCTTTTGATGGTGGTTCTTTTACTTTTAACCAGTCAGGTGCAGCGGTAGATGCTAGATTTGAAGGTGATACAGATCAAAATTTAATTATAACTGATGGCAGCACAGATCGTGTTGGTATGGGCATTTCATCACCAAACGGAAAATTACATGTAAGACAAGCTTCGGCTACAGGTGCACAACCTGTTATAGAACTAGAACAGTTGGATCAAGACTATGCATTTACAAACTATGTAGGTACGTCAGCTTCTGATGCGTCTAAAAGTGTATCTTCTTCTACAGCAACAGCTGGTAACAAAGTTGGTGCAATAAGAATAAGGGTAAATGGCACAGAACGTTGGATAAGAATTTACGATAACGCAATATAGGAGCTTGAATGACGCTTATAAAAATTCAAGTAGCGCCAGGTATAGACAAACAAAACACCGAATACGGTGCTGAAGGACGTTGGATAGATTGTGATAACGTTCGTTTTAGATATGGTTTACCAGAAAAAATAGGTGGTTGGACAAAAACAACTACAGAAGCACTTGTTGGTGCAGCACGCGGTATTATAAATTGGTTTTCTCTAGATGGTGATCAATATCTAATGACTGGTACAAACAAAAAATTGTATGTGTATCAAAACCAAGCTTTTCATGACATTACTCCAATACGTGTAAGTGGTGCATCTATCACAGAATTTACTACCACTTCAGGATCTACGACAGTTACAGTTACAGATGCTACACACGGTGCAATAGAAGGTGATTTTGTCACTATATCTAGTGTATCCGGTACAGCCAATGGTATCACTGCTAGTAATTTAGAGGGTGAATTTGAAATACAATCAGTCACCGATACAGATAACTATGTAATTACTGCCAAAGCAGCAGCTTCTGGTTCTGGTGCTAGTGGTAGAACAGGCACAGCAGAATATCAAATAAATACTAATCCTGCTTTTTCTATTCAAGGTTATGGATGGGGTGCAGGTACATGGGGATTATCCACTTGGAATACCACACGTGCTGGTTTATCACCACCTGATTCTGTACAACTTGATTCTGGTAAATGGTCATTGGATAACTGGGGTGAAGATGTGTTATGTCAACAATTAAATGGCAGTTTATATTATTGGGACACGTCAGCTAGCACGTCAACAGTTCAACGTGCTAATAGAACAGCAGTTTCTGGTGCTCCTACATCTAGTAGATTTGTACTGGTTTCTGGTACAGATAGACACGTTATTTGTTTTGGAACAGAAACAACAATAGGCACAGCATCTACAAGAGATGATATGTTTCTTCGTTGGTCTGATCAAGAAGACCCTGCAACATGGACACCTACTGCAACAAACACAGCTGGGTCACAAAGACTTACAGACGGATCAAAACTTGTAACAGCAAAACGTTCACGTGGTGCTGTTCTTGTGTGGTCAGATACCGCACTGTATCAAATGCAATTAATTGGTGCACCGTTTGTATTTGGTTTTCAACAATTAGGTTCTGCTTGTGGTTGTATAGGACAACACGCAGCTGTAGAATCTAATGGTAGATCATTTTGGATGGGTAACGATTCATTCTTCTTGTTCGATGGTTCGGTACAAAAAATACCTTGTAGTGTAGAAGACTATGTATTTACAGATATAGATGAAGCATCACAAAAAGATACATTTGCTGGTCTTAATACAGAGTTTAATGAAGTAACATGGTTTTATCCTTCTAGTGGTTCTAATACTATAAATAGATCTGTTACATACAATTATTTAGAAAATGTTTGGTACATTGGCACACTAGCAAGATCTTCTTGGTCTGATAAAGGTGTATATAATTTTCCACAAGCAATAGAATTTGATAACACAGATACAACATCAACAATAAGTACAATAACTGGTCTTACTGCTGGTAGAAGTTTTTTATATAGTCATGAAAACGGTAACGATGCAGATGGCACAGCATTGTCGTCATCAATTACATCTGGTGATTTTGTGTTACCACAAGCAGGTGAAAGACTTATGTCAATAAAAAGATTTATACCTGATTTTAAAAATCAAAATGGTAATGTTAATGTAGAACTAAACTTTAAATTGTATCCGAGCTCCACGGCTACAACAAACGGTCCATTTACAGTATCACCTACAACGACAAAAATAGACACACGTGCACGTGGTAGACAAGCGTCTTTGAAAATTACAAGTTCTGCTATAGATACTAAGTGGAGATATGGTACATATAGAGCAGACGTACAACCAGATGGTATGAGATAATGGCACAGATAAATATACCTAGATTACCGCAAGCACCAGAAGAGTATAGTAAAGGTCAAATAGATCAAATGATACAATCATTAGATCTATTGATACAATTATTGAACAGTTCATATACACCAGAAACACTTAGAGAGGATGACGAGGCTTTTGCCTGGTTTTTAAATTAATGGCCAACACATACAAACGTGTAATATCTGCATTGACTAGCACAGGAGACAACACAGTATATACTTGTCCTACAGCTACAACCACCATAGTAAAAACAGTCAAAGTATTTAATGCTAGTGGTGGAGCTGCAAATGTAACCATGAAAGTAAATGCCATATCAATAGATAACGAGTCTAGTTTGGCTAATAACGGTACAAAAACCTTTGTTTCTGGCTCTGATGTATTAGAGGCAGGAGATTTACTTAAAATTAATACAAATGCACAACCGATCAATGTGTATGTAACATTTTTAGAGATATCATAATGATTGAAATACAACAAAATACTTGCTATAAGGAGGGATTATGCCTATAAATGATGACGGAGTAGTGGAGTACGTCGAGATCAACGGAGAGAAGGTACCGAAGATTGTTGTTCCGGCAGAAATAACTATTACCAATACTGTAACAGGAAAGGAATATGGTTCAGCTAAAGAAGCTGATGATGATGTTGCTGATCCTGCAACTGACACTAAGGCAGAACACATTAGACAAGATGTCGTTATTAGTGCAGCAATTCACAAAATATTAGAGGGTAAAGCAGGAGACGTATAATGTCAATAACGAGATTACAAAGATCAAGACGTGTTGGTACACCTTTACAACAAACACCAGGCACACCTTTTAGTGTAATGAATAGACCTACGATGTCTTTTGATGACAGTAACAGAGAAAATTATATTATGCGATCAAGCAGAGGTCTACCAACTTTGTTTGATAGAGCAAAAGATGTTGCACCAATACAAATATTTCCTCCCAATCCTGATCCAAATATTATAGTAGATTATGAAAAAGGTAAAGGTGGTAGAGATTCATCTATGCTACCCAATTTTACAGCTACAATAGAACCAGTTTTGGACGTAACACCTGGACCCGTGGACATGATGCCATCGCCCGTAGATCCTTTACCTGCAGATTCACTTCAAGATAAATTACGAGATTTATTAGATATAAATCCAACAGATGCTCCACAAGGACAAGTATTTATGGCTGGTGGATTACCTTTTATTAGAAGATTACCTTTTAATTTGTTTCAAGATCCCACAGCTGATGGTGGTATTATAGATTACTTTAGTAGAAAACTTTTTGGTGATGACGATCCAGAAAATGATTTTGATTATGAACCATTACCAGACGATTTTAAAGGTGAATTACCTCCTGGCAGTATGACAGAAACATTAGAAGCTAGTGCAGACACTTACACTTTACCAAATTTATTACAAATGCTACAAGATGCAAGAGATGT